CAAACAGTATCGAAGGCGTCAATAGTACCAGAAGAGACATTACGGACGTCCTTGAAAGTCTGAAGACACAGGATAAAAGAAAACGTTTTTCTGGACTGGTAAATAAATATCTTATGCTTCGTGAAACTGATGAATTAAGCATCAAAACTTGTGAAGACATACGTTTAATTTATGATGATCTTGTTTTAAAAGAGGTTGAAGAGGAAGATCCCAATGATCTGCCCGATGGTCTTCTTTTTCGTAAGGGTTCGGTGAATGTATACAGCAGTACCCAGAAAATAATCCACACAGGTTTGTACCCGGAAAGCAAAATTATTCATTATATGCAAAAAGCCCTTGATTTCTTATCTAATGATGAAATTGAGATGCTTGAACGAATTTCAATTTTTCATTATCTTTTTGGCTATATTCACCCTTTTTATAATGGCAACGGTCGTCTTTCCCGTTTCATCAGCAGTTATTTACTATCTAAAGAGTTAAACTCGCTTATCAGCTATCGCCTTTCGTACACCATAAAAGAAAACATTCAATTATATTACAAAGCCTTTATTGTCTGTAATGACGAAAAAAGCCGTGGCGATTTAACCCCGTTTCTTCTTAGCTTCCTCGAAATTGTGTCTAAAGCCATTGATCAACTGTATGCAGCGTTACAAAAACGATTAGAAAGTCTGAAATCTTTCGCCAAGATGGCAGAGTACATTCCTTTTATTTCAGAAAGCTCTGAAATGGAAAACATCGCTTATCTGCTAATTCAAGCAGAATTGTTTTCTGAAGATGGAATTACCACTTCGGAACTTTTGGAAGCTACAGAAGTCACACCAGCAACTCTTAGGAAAAGATTATCTAAATTCAATTCTTATCAACTGCTCACTCAGGATCGCGTCGGTCACAATAAAACCTATCGATTAAATCTGAAAAAGCTTATAGAATTAGTCGAACAATATTCCAAACAATAAAAAAGCCCCGCCGGTGCTACCAACACCGACGAGGCCGCCCGGGTCACCCCGGTGGACAATATAGTCCCAGACAAGCTATATTGTACCACCTAGCCCGGGCATTTTTATGTCCAAAAATAGGAATAAAGCCACTAAAAACAGGAGGTACATATGAAAAAACGAGCAGATGGGCGCTACCAGCGCAAGATCACGCTGCCGGACGGCACGCAAAAGCACGTTTACGGCACCAGTCCGGCAGAGGTAAACCGCAAAGCTAAGGAAATTGAACGCGCCTTTGAGACCGGTGTAGACCTCTCGGACCGCACAACCGTCGCACAGTGGGCGACAAAATGGGTACAGGAATATAAAAGTGGCCTACGCGAAAACACGCAGCGCAGCATCCTGCGCAATCTGAACTTACATATTCTGCCGGTGCTCGGCAACATGCGGATGCAGGACGTAAAAGAGGTGCACTGCCGCGCGGTGATGAATCCGATCTCCAAGTATTCGGAAGACCTGCAGCGCAAGGTGCTGAACATCCTGCACCAGCTTTTCAAGACGGCCATCGCAAACGGCATTGTCGCGAAGAACCCTACTGAAAACTTAGAAATCACTCCGCACGCGAAGCCGGAGAACCAAACACAGTTTTTGACCACCGAGCAGCAGAGAGAGCTTCTCTCGCGCGTCACAGAGCCCCGTGCGCGGGCGTTCTGCGCGCTGATGTTATTCTGTGGCCTGCGGCGCGAAGAAGCGCTGGGCGTCCTCTGGACGGACATAGAGGGCAACAAGCTCCACGTTCGGCGCAGCCTCACCTTCCCCGTCAATCAGCCCGATGAAAATCGTGAGTTGAAAACGACCAAGGCGAACCGCGCGATTCCCATTCCGCAGCGCTTGAAAGACATTCTGGATGAAACCCCAAAGACCGCCTTGCAGATCGTACCGAACGCACACGGACAAGAAATGACCCTAAGCGCATTCCAACGTCTGTGGTCACATGTAGAGAAATCCGTCGGCTTCCACGTTTATCCGTACATGCTGCGGCACAGCTATGCGTCTACCCTCTACCGCCTGGGCGTCGGCGTCAAGCAAGCGCAGTACCTTATGGGTCACAAGGACGTGCGGACGACCCTCAACATCTACACCCATCTTGAAAACAGCGACCTGCGAGACGCTACGGAAAAGCTGACCGCCCTGTGCCTGTGACCGCCCGAAAATCTGACTACTTTTTGACTACCTGACCCCTTTAAAAAGGCCTTAAAAAACCGATATTCAGAAAATAAAAAATCCAGTGTCAAAACCAAAAAAACGGCTTAAACACTGGATTTTTTCTTGGAGCTGCTAACCAGATTCGAACTGGTGACCTCGTCCTTACCAAGGACGTGCTCTGCCTACTGAGCCATAGCAGCATACGCAAAAGGCAAGATGAACTCGCCTTTTGTGGCGACCCGGAACGGGCTCGAACCGTCGACCTCTAGCGTGACAGGCTAGCGTTCTAACCAACTGAACTACCGGGCCATGGTGGCAGGGGCAGTAAGATTCGAACTCACGGCACGCGGTTTTGGAGACCGCTGCTCTACCAACTGAGCTATGCCCCTATTTATCTCGCAGCCTCTTTTCGACCGCTCGATTATTCTACCACGAACTACGGAAAATGTCAACCTATTTTCCCAAAAATAATTATTTTTTACCCCCGACAAGGTGCTTTATGCAAAAAATGCAGACACCGAGCCGAAAAACAGAAAACGCCCGTCCTTTTGGAACAGGCGTTTCGGTGACTAAACT